GCGATACTTAATGCTAGAGCATCTGCTTGTGCTTGTGCTAATATGGTTGCTTTACTGTCACCACCAAGTGTTGCAGCGTCTACCCCTAGATTGTCTACGAAGGTTTTATCAACACGTGTATCTATATCACTGTTAACTCTTGCAGAAGTATAGTACAGGTTAGTACCTTCTGTCAAGTCAGTAGTAGACTTTGTGGCTAGACGTGTGTCAAAGTCTGTGTTAACTCTGGCAGTTGTGTAATAGAGGTTTGTACCCTCACTTAAGTCTGTTGTACTCTTAACACCAAATGCTGAATCGAATCTAGCTTGAGTATAGTAAAGGTTAGTACCTTCAGTTAGATCGGTAGTAGACTTACCTGAGAATGCTGTATCAAAACGTGCAGTGGTATAGTATAAGTTACTACCTTCTGCTAAGGCACCTGTGTCATGGTTACTTAAAGATGATACTGTACCTGTTACGTTACCAGTTAGCGGCCCTACAAAGCTAGTAGCTGTAACAGTTGTACCTGTGATGGCTGCAGGGGTAGTCCCACCAATTACTGCACCGTCTACTGTACCACCATTAACGTCTGGGGATGTTAGTGTCTTGTTAGTAAGTGTCTGTGTTCCAGTAAGTGTTGCAACTGTTGAGTCAATGTCTACTGTTACTGTATTACCTGAACCTACTGTAGTGATACCTGTGCCACCAGCAATGGTCAGTACTTCACTATCCAAGTCAATGTTTAGAGCACCACCTGAGTCAGCTTGGAAGTCTAGATCCTGTGCTGTAACTTGTGCGTCTATATAAGTCTTAATAGCTTTAGCAGAAGCTAAGGTATCATCAGAGGCACTGACAGATGTAAGGTCTGTATCAACACTAGTTATACCAGTAGAGGTGCCGATTGTCAAGGTGTCAATGTAAGCAACACCGTCGATATATAGGTCTTTCCACTCAGATCCTACAGCACCTAAGTCATACGTATCATCTGCACTTGGGATTACATTTGAGGCTACATCTGCAGTGATAGTAACTGTGTCTGTCGCAGCATTACCTAGTGTGGTATTGCCGTTGACTGTCAAGTTACCCGTGTTGGTTTGATCACCTGTAACACCTAGTGTGCCGCCAACAGTTACGTTATCTGATGCACCTACTGTTGTGAAGTTAGCAGCAACAGGAGTAGTCCCACCAATTACAGTGTTATCAATAGTACCAGCGTTAATATCGGCTGTATCAGCTACCAAGCTGTCGATGTTAGCTGTACCGTCAATGTAGAGGTTGCGCCACTCTTTTGTAACACTACCTAGATCAAAAGCATTGTCTGTGTTAGGGATGACGTTAGAATTAACTTCTGCGTTCAGATTAATGTTGTCTGTGTCTGCATCACCAAGAGTAATAGTGCCACCCAGTGTAATGTTACCATCCACAGAGACATTACCAGCAAAATACGCATCTTTGAACTTTACAGAGCTTGTGCCAAGGTCGATGTCATTTGTAGTTACAGGAACAATAACACCATCTTGTAGTCTGATCTGTTCAACCGAAGAACTAGCAACGTCAACAAACACACCAATGCGATTATTGGTATCATCCACAACAACTTTGTTAATAGGTGTTGATACACCAGGATCACCAATCAACCCAATGACTGGACCTTCTGCTGCTGTACCATCATGTTTGTGGCCTGATGTATTACTAAAGGCAGCAAGAAGCTGGTCAAACTCGTCATTAGAGTCCTGTGCTTGAATAATATCACCATCAGTGTATGTACTTTGGCGTGTATAACCTGCCATATTTTATCTCCTAGCTCCAAGATCGTATTCTAGTTGGAAACCTTTTAATGAGTACGGTACTGATACCCCATTGTCTACCACACGTAATGCTACCGCAAAACCTGAACCCTCTACTGGTTGTCTTACAAGGGGGTTTGTTTGACCACCATAAGTAGCTGTACCATAAAGTGACGTACCATAGATAGCCACAACTTTAGTTGAGTCAAATGGGTACGCAGCAGGACGTGGTACAGTAGGGTCTTCGTAGTCATACCTTAGAAACAAATCTGAGTTTACTGTACCTGTTGGTGCATAGTTAATAATGACACGTTGAAATGCTTTACGAATACCTGCGTCACCTGCTGTAATGTCTGGACTACGATAACGTCCTATAATTGTTGTACCGTCAAAATCATTACCTAGCTCTTGTCGGTAGACGTATCCATCAAAACCACCATGAATAATATAGGTTGTGCCTTGTACACTAGCACTATCTGTACTGGCAGTTTGAATACCTTTTGTTTCTGCAAACTCGTAACCGTTTGCTTTACGAACCATAATTATACCACGTGTTTGTGTAGAAGTCCTTGCAGAAGTATTATTGAAGAATATACGATACTGTGTTTTATCTGGTATAACTAAACTATCAAACTCATCTACATCAGATAGACCTTCAAATAGTTTTTGTATAGGTTTACTAATTGTACCAAGTTCAACGTCATTAATCTTAGCTGTACCAGCAACAGTACGTAAACCATCACGCCCTAAGAAAACAATTTCCCCTGCAACCTCTTGTATCGTGAATCCATTTAAACAGCCAATGTCTCGTGTGACAGGTTCCATTACAAAGTCAGCTAAAGTATTACCAGTTAGTTTGTAAATACGTTCTTCTGAAAAGATAAACAGGTTATCACGGAATGGAAATAGTGCAGTGATAGCACTGTCTACTCGAATACTGCCAGCACCATTTGCGGGACTAAAGTCACTATCTGTAAAAGGGGCAGTAAATACTAACTCTTCAGGTGATGCTGACATACCAGCGAAGAATAACGCATTCTTAAAATGTTTTACATACTTAGGGTTTACTGGTGCGTTAGTACCATTTAAGTCTGTGGCTGTTGTACCATTGTACTTAGTTGCATAGTTAGCACCATCGGCCCATACAATGTACTCTGTACCAACTAGATTATACCTATCATATGTGTACTTAGTTGCACCTGTTCGTCCTGTATCAATCTCAGTCCAAGATCCCGTAGTACCTGCTTCATAAACTTTTTCACCACGAGCAGCGATAACTTTATTGCTACCAGCAAAGTACGCAGACATAAGAACTGGCTCATCTGCAGAAGCAGTCTGTGGAACAATATTGCTATTCCATTTTATATAACCACTAATACGTCTGTAACCACCAGCAACGTCAGGCTCAAAGTTTTCTAACTCTAGTGCCATTCCTGGTTCCATAGCAAAGGTAGAACGGTCAAGTACTAGACCACCTTGAAGCGGGAATGCAAAAGGATTAATGTTTGCTTCATCAGCCATTTATTATTCCTTACAGCGAAGATGCGGAATTACTTGAGGAACGGACAATGTATGTTGAACGTACGTAATCATGTCTATTAAGAATAATGGACTGCATCTCTTTAATGCCTTGCTCAAAACGTGACCAGTTAATCCCATACTGCTGGCTTTCACCACGGTACTGATAAGCAAAAGCCGTAGCACCGTCTACAATAACTTGGCGATATTGTTCTGGAACAGTCGGTACATCTTCTGCTGCTTCAAGCTCAGTAGTGTACGTGTAGTAATCGTAACGCAGAGTATACGCTTTATCAGGGTACGGGTACAAACCGTAATTATTATCTGGGGTACGAAAGACATAACGTGGTGTGCCGCCCATTACAGTAGTGTCATCTTCTTGATCAATAAACTTTTCGACATACTCTTTATAGTCTAAAGGTTTTAGATTGTTTCCAGAAGATCCTATTGAGGCATCTTTAGCAAGACGAAAAGTGTCGTAGTTTACATGTTTAGCATCTGCAGGTATAGCATAACGTGTTGTACCAGCTACCAGTGTCTCAGAACCTTGTGCATGATTAAAAGGCCAGTTATACTCTTTCTGGTTAATAAAATTGATTGCCTCGTTTACAGCATTCTTACATTGAATTTGGTAACCTCTTGCAGTCAAGAATGTACCAGATGTTAACTGAACTTCGTTCATACGAGCCAGTACATCATTGGTAAGTCCTAAATAAGTATATGCCATTAGTTACATCCTACGAGGTTCTATTTGTGTCATTTGATGTGCTTTTTTTATTTCATTGAACGTAGACACTATATGACATTCAATGTGTGTATACCCATTTTCTATAGCATACTTATATCTATTGTTACCTATAAGACACCTATACTCTTCTGTTATTTCTTCAGGTACAGGTCTTCTTTCAAACTTACGAATGTCTGTTGTTTTAAAATCTTTATCCGTACAAACTAGTACGGGATTTAACATACCTTTATTTTTTATGGATGTTTTTAAGATATGATCAAATGCTTTATCTTGTAAGTTATCATTTACAGAATTAATATTTTTTAATTCAATTATTTCAGTATTAAAATTGTTTGTCTTACAGTGTAAGATTTTAACACCACCCTGCATTGTAGTCAATCCTGTATTTTTCCATAATCCAATTCTGTTGTTCTTTTGTAACAGTAGGCTTTTCGTTTGTGCCACCTTGTTGTAAGTGCAGATCAGGAAACTTTTTTTGATACGTATCTTCAAATAATTCTTTAACTAAGTGCATCTCAGAGGTATCAAATATATGTGTATATATACTTTTATCTAATCCAAAAAAACGTACTTGAGGTTTAAAGTGTGTTTGTATATCAGAATACGTTGCATGGTATTTGTCAAAATTTATAATGAACTCAGAAAAATCAGGTTTATCTCGCATTTTATTGTGGTGTAATACTCTATTAGTATAGCCACTGATAAATCTTTTTACAGGATCACGTTTAACTACTATACGTATTGGATTGTCTACTACTGGTACTAGCCGTGGATCGTAGTCATGTCTACCAAGTATTTGTGTTCTGCATCTAAGTTCATTATAAACTTCGTCATTTACTGGATGAAAGTGTTGTGGATGTGTGTCAAATAAAGTAGGTTCTTTAGTTAGTGCTAAGTAACCTAATACTGTACGTGATCCATTTTTTGGTGCGTGATAGTAGGCTATCTTATCATCATTAGAAATAAATATCATGAGTAGTAAGGGGCCAGTTTCCCAGCCCCTCCCTTAAGATTATGCCAAGTTGTACTTAGCTGTAACCAACGCCTCTGGACGTAGGATTTTACGACCATATAGGTGCATACCACGAACGATGTCTGCAAATGAGTCAGGATCACGGTATGTTTCAGTTTTGTTGATTTGCTCTGCAGTTGCAGCAG